GTGCTATCAATGCGCGGACTACTTGCAAGTACAAACTAAATGGCAAAAGTGACGTATATAATCGTTATCGATCTTGCTCTGCTGAAATGTTGAATTCATGGTTTACACCGGAAAACATCATGGCTGCAGATGCCACTTTCAATTACGAGGAAAGTTGCCCGAAAAAGTGGAAATTAAGTAAAATGTACGCCACAATGAAGGGTTTAAATGAAACTTACGGTATCGGTGTGACTAAGCTGCAACTTAAACCTGAAACCCTTTTTAAAATGGGCAAGGCGCCGCGCATCATTCAAAATGAAGGCCCGGAGCGTTGCATCATGAACTTGCGTGTTGTATACATAATTGAATATGTGATTTTCCACATCGTAGCCCCCCACATGGGAATTAAGAACAAAGACAAGAAGGTTGTTTTGGATCTCTTGTGTAAGAGATTCAAGCGCGACATGCACCCTGGTAAACCGGTGACGAATTGCGTCATTGGCATTGATCAAAGCTCTTTTGATTTTTCATGTTCATATCTACCTGCTAAGACGGTTGTCAAGGATGGTGTAACTCAAGTTTATCCAGAAGCCGGACTTATGAAAACAGAAGTTGATATTATGAAGAAAATTCTTGGAGTGATCAGCCCATCTGAAGCCATGGAATGGACGGAAGTGATGATGCGAGAGCGCACGTCTGCGAAGTCTGTTGGTGAATTTAGAATTGGGTGTCGTGCTGTCGCGCAGGGTAAGTTAAAAGTACGAACTCGTAACAATCGGAAATCTGGTGATAGAGGTACATCAGTTCTTAATTGGATAGTTGAATTCCTTTCGACTATTTCAACGATTTTTGTACGTCCGGATTACATTGTAGCTGGTATTGCGTCTCGGGTTGGTATGGATGTAATGGATCATTTGATTGATTCAGATAAAACCTACGAAACCGTTTTCAAAAATGCCGACGGCAGTGCAATTCGGAGTACATTTCAAGGGTCGTTTGAAGGTGACGATGGTTTGCTGAGGTTGGTAAAGGAGATTTCTTTATTTCTTAAGGAAATAGAAGAAAATTACCACCAGTTAGGACTTGATTGCACACTTGAATGCAGCCTTAGTGACGCCATTTGCGTCATTGAGTTTGTAGGGTGCCACATTCTCGTTGATAAGGACGGTAACACGTGTTATTACGAGGGTCGTGGCGGCGGAGCGTTTTGTGCTATGATCAATAAAGCGTTAGTCAAGTCTTCATGGACGATGTCTGATGCTCTGTTGAAAGATGTAGCAGCGTCTTCGTACCACAGTAGAGCGCTACAGTTTCAAGGTAAAGTGCGTTGGGTTGAAAGTTATTTCGAGAAACTGCGTGATTATTGGGTTAGTCTAGGTGGCATGTATAGAAAAGAATTGGTGGACCAATATATGGGTATTGCGGAGAGTACCGATGGGTATTTGCCGGAGAGTGTGCAGCGATTGTTGTTGCTTTTGTCCACTGGCAGTGCAGTAGAATTGAGTGGTGACTATGTGGAGTTTGGGGAGACTCTTACAGTAGACACCCGCGCTTCTGACATTTTGACCTCTATGCCTTGCGGTTTTCGTAAGTTTGTGAGTAATCTCGTCTTGGGCGGTGCTGGGCCTCAATATGGCTAAAGGATTGAAATCTTCGAAAACACAAACGCAAAATAAGAATTTAACGAAAGTAATTAATAAGCAAGCAATTAAAAAGCGCCCTCAACCTAAGAAGAAGGTCGTTAAGCTTAAGTTAGGATTGGGGAAGATGGTTTTCGATGCATCCAATTTAGGAGTTCCTCCCTCATTGGTTCCATTTGGAAAATATTTTCCCATTTCTGGAATAAGTCGTACTGATATTACTCCAACTGGTATCTCCTCGTACATTATGTTTTTCTCATGTGTGCCTGGTACCGCTTCGATTGGTGTCAACGTCATATTCCAGGGTCTTGTTGTCCCCGCTGTTGTGCCAGTGACTGGTGTCATAAGTGTACCGTTGCTGAGTGCCAACGCTTCAAGCGGTGGGGCATCCAGTGTTAAGGCGTCCAAGGTGTCAGTGGAAATTGAAAACACCACTGCACTCTTAAGTGTGCAAGGCAGAGTCTATGTTGCAGATTTGCAGCAACGGATCAATCTGCCGGCAGCACCGAGTACCCTTACTGCTGCGCAGTGGATGACAGTAGCGTCTGCTGTGAAGAATTATCCTGATACGCAAGTTTTGACTGGATCTCACTTTTTAGAGAGACGTAAGTTTATGTGTTCCGTAGTAGACGAACCAGATTATCAAAATTTTGACGCCCACCGTGGGAATATAAGTTTGGATGATTTCATGTCTCATGTAGGCGTTTGGACTGGATCCACAGAACGCTCACGGCCCATGTCGACTGTATGTCTAGTTTTTGATACGGTAGGGTCGAGTGTGACCACCGGTAATGATTATAATATTACCGCTCGGGCGCAGCACCTAACGCGTTGGCCATTGGATACTGTCCCTGGTCAGCACATGGTGTCATCGATCGCTGCTGATGCAAAAGAGGTCAACTTAACTCGTTTATGAAAGCCTGGCAGCGTCGCCGCTGCCGGTGATCTCAACGAAAAGTTGAGGCCTGCGCCTCGGCGTGAGCCAGCCGCTTCACAATTAGAGCCTTTTTGGCTACAAGCTTTGGATCGAACGACCCCATTGGTGCCTCAAGGCATCATAGGAGCGGGAAGTTTGGCAGCTCTCGTCAACGCCGTCAACTATGCTCATCTTTTGCGTATTGCGCAGGAGGTGGCACCAGTTGGCGAGGAGATGGTTGAGCTTGCAGCCCCATTGCTGCATGAGTAGTTTTTCAGTAGTAATTCTTTAATAATTGCACGTCAAGCGTTTGAGTTTTTAAATTCTTAGCA